TGTTAATTATATGACTAAGTTGGATATGGTCAAGAATCTGTATGGGGAAGACTACAATATATATTTCAAAAATATTACAAAAAAGATATTGACCTGATAAATACATTATCATATACTGTAATACAGTATGCGATTTAGGCACATACTAAACTTAACGTAGGCTAATATAGGCACATAGGAGAAAACAAAATGGCATCTTTAGCAGAAATCCGTGCAAAACTAAAAGCACAAGAATCACGCAGTGAGCGTACAGGCGGCGGCGACAACGCAATTTTCCCACATTGGAACATCCCAGAAGGCAGCACAACGGCAGTGCGGTTCTTGCCTGATGGCGATCCTAACAACACATTCTTTTGGGCAGAGCGACTCATGATTCGTTTGCCATTCAATGGCGTCAAAGGCGACATGAATTCAAAGCCTGTTGTGGTACAAGTACCATGTGTAGAAATGTGGAACGAAACCTGTCCAATTTTGAGTGAAGTTCGCACTTGGTTCAAAGATAGTTCATTAGAAGAAATGGGTCGCAAGTACTGGAAGAAGCGTAGTTACATCTTCCAAGGCTTTGTAAACGAAAACCCATTACAAGAAGATAGCACACCTGACAATCCAATTCGTAGGTTTGTTATTTCACCAAGCATCTTTACACTTATCAAAGATGCACTGATGGATCCAGACATCCAAGAACTCCCCACAGATTATGATGCAGGACTGGATTTCCGTATCACTAAAACAACCAAAGGTCAATATGCTGACTACAGCACATCAAAGTGGGCTCGCAAAGAAAGTGCGCTTACCGAAGTACAACGTGCGGCTATTGACACACATGGTTTACACACCTTGTCAGATTACTTGCCCAAGCGTCCTACTGAAGTAGAACTTAATGTACTCAAAGAGATGTTTGAAGCAAGTGTAGACGGACAAGCATACGACGTTGAGCGTTTTGGACAATACTATCGTCCATATGGTGTAGATGCTCCTGCAGGCACAGCACAGTCCCCAGCTGCTCCTGCTCCGGCAGCACCTGCGCCAACACCAACCCCGGAGACAGCACCTGCAGACACAGTTCCATTTGAGACAGCACCTGCGGCACCTGCTCCTACAGCAGAACCAAAACCGGCACCAGCAGCCACAGAAGGTGGCAAGAGTGCAGAAGACATTCTAGCAATGATCAGAAGTCGTCAATCTTCATAAGGTATCTGCAGAGGGCGGCCTAAGTGTCGCCCTCTATTCTCTCAACAAAGGAAAGTAATTACATGGCAAAACCATTTGACGTTAGCAAATTTAGAAAAGACATCACAAAAAGCATTGACGGACTCAGCATTGGATTCCATGATCCAACAGATTGGATCAGCACAGGAAGTTATGCACTCAATTGGCTCATAAGTGGTGACTTTTACAAAGGCGTGCCTATGGGCAAAGTCACAGTGTTTGCGGGTGAAAGCGGCGCAGGTAAAAGTTATTTCGCAAGTGGAAACATTGTTAAGGCAGCACAAGAGCAAGGCATTTTTGTTGTGCTGATCGACAGTGAAAATGCACTAGATGAAAGTTGGTTGAAAGCACTTGGTGTTGACACAGACGAAAGCAAACTGCTTAAACTAAGCATGAGTATGATTGATGATGTTGCTAAAACTATCAGTGTGTTTATGGGCGATTATAAAGCAATGGCAGAAGAAGATCGTCCAAAGGTACTGTTTGTACTTGACAGTTTGGGTATGATGATGACACCTACAGATGTTGACCAGTTTAACAAAGGTGACATGAAAGGTGACTTGGGTCGCAAACCTAAAGCACTTACTGCACTTGTGCGTAATACAGTGAACATGATTGGCAGTTACAATGTAGGTATGGTGTGTACCAATCACACATATGCAAGTCAGGACATGTTTGATCCAGATGACAAGATCAGCGGCGGCCAAGGCTTTATCTATGCAAGTAGCATTGTGGTTGCAATGCGCAAACTCAAGCTCAAAGAAGATGAAGCAGGCAACAAAGTCAGTGATGTGCGTGGTATCAGAGCCGCATGTAAGGTTATGAAAACACGTTATAGTAAGCCTTTTGAAGGTGTGCAAGTTAAGATTCCATACGAAACAGGTATGGATCCTTACAGTGGACTTATTGACTTGTTTGAAAAACAAGAACTACTTGTCAAACAGGGCAACAGACTCAAGTATGTCACAGCCGCTGGTGAAGAAATGATTGAGTTTCGTAAACAGTGGACCGGCGAAAAACTTGAAGTTATTATGAAAGATATCTCCGACGGAAAGGTAAATACCGAGCCAACAGCAGAACTAGAGCCCGAAGAGGTTATTGCAGAAGCAGTTGAAATAGACAACGGAGAATAATAATGGAAGAAAAAGACTTGATCATCGAGTCTTGGCAAATTCTTTCTCAATACATCAAAGACAAACAACAGGCTGCTGATCACTACATTAACAGCCTGATTGACTTGGGTGTGGATGAGCAAGACTTGCTAGAACTAGCAGATAACAAATATCTTAAGACTTCACTAGAAGAGCAAGGCATTTTAGAAAATGAATATGAAGAAGAGTTTGATTGGGAAGATTGATGTCTGACAAGTTTTTTCCTCTAAACACTGCAACAGCATGCAAGCTAAAATGGGCTTGGAGTACTATAGTTTTAAGAACTGGAACAACAAAATCTTGTCACCGTGTTGAAGGTGACAAGATTGACCTAGCAGATTTTGGTAATTTTCATAACACAGAGCGTAAAGTCCAGCATAGAGAATTAATGTTGCAAGGCAAATGGCCCGAAGGCAACTGTTCTTACTGTAAAATTATTGAGGATGCAGGTGGCCAAAGCGACAGAATAACTCATAACAACATCCCAGGCTGTGTTCCAGAGGAACTTCGTAACGATTTGTCTGCTACTGTGGTTGTTCCAAAAATTTTGGAAATTTATTTTGACAATATATGCAACATGGGGTGCATTTATTGCAACAAAGGTTTCAGCAGTGTCTTAGAGCATGAATATAACAAATTTGGCGAGTATTCTGTAAACGCCAATGAGTCGACAAAACTAATTGCAAAATCAAGTGAACCAGACTCTCTAGATACTATAAATCTACGCAAAGAAAAACTGTTTCAGTGGTTAAATAAAAACCATAACAGTCTAGAAAGGCTACATTTTTTAGGTGGCGAACCATTTTTTCAACCAGAATTTGAAAGAATGTTCGATTTCTTTGAAAAAAACCCATGTCCCGGTCTAGAGTACAACATTGTAACCAATCTAAAAATTTCACACAAAAAATTGCAACAGTATGTGGAAAAACTACATACTTTGGTTGAATGTGGTCATCTTAAAAGAGTCGACATTACTTGCAGCATTGATTGTTTTGGCTATGAGCAAGAGTATGTAAGATATGGCCTTGATATTGATCAATGGAAACAGAATTTTTTGTATTTGGTTGACCAATCTTGGATCTATCTCAGCATTAATCAAACTTTGAACAGTTTAACAATAAAAACTATACCAGAATTAATAAAATTTATAAACAATCATAAAACACCTGAACGCGAAATCAACCATTTCTTTGGTTTGGTCGTTGGCGGTGATGACAAGCATGTGGAATGCCAGCACCCAAAATATTTTGGTCCAGGATATTTTAACAACGACTTTGATAATATCTTACAATGTATGAATGAAGATACATGGCAAGAACAGCAGGCTAAAAACTATATGCTAGGAATTAAAAAAGGTTTGCAACATTCAACTAGAGACGATCAACAGATAAGCCGATTAATAGACTTCCTAGATGAAATTGATAGTAGAAGAAATCTAAATTGGCGTTCGGTATTTCCATGGTTGACAAAAGAACTAGATAGCGTATAATAAAACTATGGCAAATTGGTATAGCAAAGTAGTACAGGATCTATCACATATTCCTGACTTTATAGCACACTTTGAAGCAGAACTAGAAGAGGCTCGCAAAGAAGTAAGCATCCATGGCATCGTTGAAAAAAACATCAAACATTTGCCTGCAGTCACAGAGATACGCTTCAATCAACTACAAGAAGTAGAAGCAGTACTCAATCATCTCAACATACAATTGCGCAAAATACGCCGCAAACATTTTGTTAAGTATTTGGAAAACTATCCTAGAGCACTTACATCACGTGATGCAGAAAAATATGTAGACGGTGAAGATGAAGTGGTAGACTTTGAAACCATTATCAACGAAGTAGCACTGTTACGCAATCGTTGGTTGGGTATTATGAAAGGCCTTGACACCAAGCAATGGCAAATGGGCCACATTGTGAAACTGAGAACAGCAGGTATGGAAGATGTCCAAGTCTGATATAAATCCTAACATTGTATATGAACGCATTAACGAACTTTATAAACTTGAACGTAGCATGCTGTCTGGTATACGCAACGGTGTAGCAACTGCTGATGGCTGGGGACGTTACAGAGATTGTCAACGTTTTTTCCAAAATGCTAAAAAATGTTATGGAGATGCTGCTAACATCTTGCGTGTTATGGAAAACAATCCAAAGTATCACGAAAAGAAACATTTGTCAAAATTAATAAAAGATGGTGATGATGCATTGGAAATAGCCAAAGGTTACAGCATGTTAGGTATATTAAAGTCATGATGTTTGCAGATGCAGATGAAAGCCATGCTCACAGTTTATACACACTAAAATATTTGGATGGATTTATAGATTTCAAACTTAGTATTCGTGACTTATTAGATATTGGTTGCGGGCAGGGATTAGATTTGGATTGGTGGGCTAATGCCACTGATGGTGATCTAGAAAATCCTCAACCACTTAATATAAAATGTGTTGGACTAGACATCAACCCCAAACAGCCAAAAAACAACAAAAACATTACACTGGTCAAACATGACTTTAACAGTGCAGAAAGACTGCCATTCAGTGAACGCAAATTTGATGTTGTTTGGTGCCATGATACACTGCAGTATGCACACAGTCCACTCAAACTATTAGGTGCAATTAGCAAACAAATGAGTGTCAATAGTATGCTTTACTTGTGTGTGCCCAGTACTGTAAACGTTGTTCATCATAAGTTTAAAAATTATACATTTCCAAATCATTATGCTACTTTTACACTAACTCAGTTAATTTACTTGCTGGCACTAAATGGTTTTGATTGTGCCGATGCTTACTTTAAAAAGCCTGCATTTGAAGATTACATTGAAGTGCTGGTTTACAAGAACCAAGATCCTGTAGACTATGCCAGTACCTGGTATGAACTTGATGCACTTGGATTGCTAAGTGAAAATATGAGTGATATTATTAACAGCACTGGGTATCTGACTGATAACGGGCTTATTACCAAATGGCTGGACGGGGAGGTGTTTGACTACAGACACCACTCCTAGTGTTGCATATATGCAACACTTTTTAAAAAAATGTGTTCGATAATTGCAATAATTTAAAAAGAATGTGATTATTGTAATAAATATCTTTGCTATGTGGTTGAGTTTTTCGCAAAAATGTTTTTGCCATTTCAATACCAAGCAATGAAAAAAGCAGCAAAAAAATAGCTGTATAATAACCCTTAAGGAAATTACCAAGATGAAAAGAATACTCTCAACTGCTGCTATTCTAGCAGTATTGACAACACCTGTCATGGCTGATGTAACCATCGGCGGCGACATGGAATGGTCATACCAGGACAACGACGGAACAACATCAACAGCAATGGATGGTGATATTAACTTTGTAGCAAAAACTACAACAGACACAGGCTTAACATTTGGTGCAGACTTTAACTTGGACCACAGTGGCAACGATGACGGTGGCAACAGTATTACTATTAGTAATGATCAGTTTAACCTTGATCTAGGTGATGTAAACAGTGCGCTTGACGCAATTGATGACGCAACAGATTTTGGTTATGTGTTGACTAATGGTTCACCAAGTACAGACCATTCAGCAATCCTAAGTCTGTCACCAATCAGTGGACTTACTGTAAACATTAGTAATGCAACAGGCAGTGACTACGGAACAACAGCAGGCGAAGGCTATGCATACAGTGGTACATATGCAATTGGTGAGATTGCAACTGTTGGTGCAGGTCAGATGAAAAATGCTGATGATTCAGAAGAACTTCTTATGAATGTAAAAGGTTCAATGGGTCCAATTGGTCTTGCATACGAAATGCATACAGCAACAACTGCAGCAGACGTTGACACAGACACAACTACAATGGGCGCAACATACTCAATTGGTGCAATGATGGTAGGTGTTGAAACAATGAAAACTGAATCAGCTGGTACAGTTTCAAGTGATGAAATTACATTTGGCGCACAGTATACTGTAGCACCAGGTCTAGTTGCATTTGCTGAAATGACAGACGACGATAAGACTGCTAGTGAAAAAACTACTGCACTAGGTCTTTCAGTAAAATTCTAATTTAAATTTAGGATAATAAAAAAGCAGCGTTTCCGCTGCTTTTTTTATGACATTATTTTTGCTATTTCAGGGTACATTTGTCTGAAGTTTTGGTTGCGTCTTATGTCTATGATATCAATTTCTGTCCAAAATTTTTCTTGTAAATTATGATATATGTTTTCTTGTAATTTTGGTATAATTGTTTTTACAATTTCATACTTGCTTTGTGATAGATTTTTGATTACATTATCTCTTTTGTCAAAAGCAATATTGTACAAACTAAAATATTTGGGATGTTCTATAAAGTTCAACTCGTACCCAAAGTGATACTGTGTGCAAATATCTAACACATTGTCTAGGTCTAATACATTTAACACACTGACTGTAGGAAAAAAATCTATTACATATCTTGTTTTATCCAACTGTGAAAACTTTTGTATATTCTCAGCAACCAAATTCCAACTGCTGCCATTCCTTTCGTAGTCAAATTTTTCACCAACATTGTCTATGCTTAAACTTATTCCTACTTTGTCGAAGTTATCTAAAATTTGAATAATATCATGATTGTATTGTGTGCCGTTGGTGTTGTAGTGTATAAAAATATCTGTGCGACCAGTGTCAACTAATTTTTTTAGTAGATGAATGTGAGTCTTGTCTAAAAAAGGTTCTCCGCCGGCGAATGTAAGATATTTTATATTTTCAAGACTGTCGATTTGATCCAACCAAAAGTTTCTGTCAAGTGTAAATCCATAATCAATTTCTTCTAGTGTGGGCACAGATATAAATTTTTTATCTTCGGCATACCAAGCACTGCTCGACGGATAACCGCATATTCTACATTTCAAATTGCAAGCAAATCCTAATTTCATATCAAGTGCAACTAAATTACTTTTTTGTTTGTATTCTGTGGTGTATAGTAAATCTTTGAAATAGTATTGATCTCTTTGTCGTTTGCTGGTAATACCTACATCTTCTTTTTTCCAGCACTTGTTACAATAGTTTGGCTTCTTGCCTTGTAAAAAGTCTTGTTGAATTTTTTTAATGTATTCACTGTTTAGAACTTGTTTAATTGTTGTACTTTTGATATTAGGAAGGATTGGCAAATCCTTGGAACTTTTGTCAATCTCACAACAACTGGTGATACTACCATCTACATCAATCTCGAGATTCATAAAAGGATTTAAACACATATGATCACTGTAATTGAATTTGTTATTGATTTGGTTTTGTTTAGATTCTGTTGAATCTAATGTGACTGTGATTGTGTTTTCGTATGGTATAATTTGTACACAAAGATTTTCTACAAGTTGTTTAGTGTTTGTACAATTTGTTTTGACTGTGATGAAAAAAATTGGTATGTCTATGGTTTTCAAAATGTTGAAAAAGTGTCTCCAAATTCCTTCGTCAGTTGTTCCATATGCAGTAACAACAATACGCTCAACAGTGTATTCATCTTTTTTGATAGCAGACAAATCGTTGTACATGTCAGCAAAAGGTTGACTATAGTAGTCTGTTATGTCTTTGTTATAGATAATCACGCAGTCTGTTCCATTGTGTGTGTATTTCATTAGCATACCATTCTGTGTAACACAGTCGGTTGAGCCAGTTGTGTCTAGGTCCTCTAGTCAAACGCTCTACACTGTAACTGCCAACATCCCAAGCAAGACTGTGAGGACTTACCACAGCAGGCACACCTTGTAGTATGCTGTTAATGCCAGCGTTGCTACTGTAACTGTATACACAATATGTGTGTTTGAGCATGTGTTCTAGATCAAAACTGTCGTAAGTTTGTTGAATGTGTTTGGGTATGTTCCATTCACAACCTTGCTGTGCAAACCATTCCATGTCACAACTAAAGTGTAAGTTTTCTCTGTAGCGAGGATGACTACGCAACACTATGGGTCTATCACTAAACTTGCGTATTTCTGTGACAGTGTTGTGATAGTATTCAGCCATGTCAGGCATGTTGGCCCATTGTTGACTGTGACCATGCTGACCACACACCAATATGTAATCACCATCTCCATCATGGTTCCAGTTTTGCATCAGTATGTTAAGTTTACGCACTCTGTCATCTGGCATGTAGGTATCTAGTGCAAAGTCTGCATCTCGGTTGATTCCATTTATACCTAACTTCCAAGTTTCATTGCGTATAAGTCCGCCAACTTCTATAACAATTACAGGTTTGTTTTGTGCTCTGTAGTGATCCCATACACGCTTGTTCGCACTCATTTTGCCAAACCACAACACACTCCATATGAGTGCAGCATCTGCATCCATGTCATTTTCAACAACAGTGTCAGTGGTTCTTAACGCATCCAACACTTGTGGATACACCATGTCTGCGTTATTTGGCAGGTTATTTGGGAAGTGACTTATCTTCATGGTAAATAGTTATATGCGCACATTATCAGTATTTACCTCCTGGCACCCAACAGGATACAAGAAATACGGCAAACAGTTTATTAATGGGTATCTCAACTGTTGGCCACAAAATGTTCCTCTTACAATATATGCAGAGGATCATGAACCAGACACTGCAAATGCAGAAAGCATCACTGTGTTAGACCAAGCAAGCACACTGCCAGATCTTAAAGCCTGGCAGCACAGACACAAAGACAATCCGCATGCACATGGATACAACAAAGACAAAAGCAAAAAAAGTTTCTTGTGGGATGCCAGTCGTTTTGCAAACAAAACATTTGCACTGTGGCACTTTGCAAAAACATGCGGCACTGACATATTCATGTGGTGTGACGGTGATGTTAGAACACATACACCTATGCCACTGGAGTTTTTACACAGCATTGCTCCCAGTGAAAATCAACTTGCCACATACTTAGGACGTAAGACTTGGCCTGAATGTGGTTGGATGATGTTCAATCGCAACCATCCACAGTTTGATCAGTTTATGGAACAGTGGCGTTGGATATACGAAAGTGATGACATTTTTGAGCATGAAGAATCACATGACAGTTTCATATTTGGTGAACTGGTAGAAGACTTTAAGAGCATGGGCGTACAGTTCAATGATTTGGGCAGTCCTAGTGCAAGTGGACATATCTTTATCAACAGTGTGTTAGGGCAGTACATGGATCATCTTAAAGGATTTCGTAAAGAAGTAGGCAAGAGTTTAAAAGGCGATCTACAAGGCAGCAAACTACACTTTGAAAACAATAGTTGGTGGCAAGATGTGCGAGACGTAACCAAAGCACAAATCCGTGCAGAGAAGTTGAAAAACCCACATGAATATGATGCGGCACAGCAACAACGATCAGAAGGAATAAAAAAATGAATGACCTAAGTTGTATACAAAATGTTAAACAAGTGCATACTGATCCATATCCATATTTGTGTGTAGAAGGTGCACTGCCAGATGTACGTTACAAAGAACTATGTGAAACATTTCCTATGGAACTTGTCACCAGTACCACACCACATGATGGAGGCATTTGTTATCGTTACAAAATGAAAGAATGTCAACAAGAAGCACCGCCACCTATTTGGCAAGACTTCTTTGCGTATCACACCAGTCCAGAATACTTTCGTGCATGCATTGAATTGTTTGCACCCAGCATTGAAACTGCATATGGCGTAGACTTCTTACATAATCTTAGTACAGGAACAGTAACACCACGTGATGTAGACAACAGCGGTCAGCATGTAGCAGACTGTCAGTTTGTTGTTCATGAGCCTGTGGACCAAACAGGCACCAGTCGCACACCACATGTGGACAACCCAGTAGAGATTTATGCAGGGTTACTGTACATGCGTCAGCCAGGAGATACTGCAAGTGGTGGTAACTTTACAGTGCATCGTGCAACAGGTGAAATCACAGAAGTAAACAAAAGCCTAGGTAGACAAGTGGATGACAGTTTGCATGTACCACATTTTGAAGTGCCATACGAAGCCAACAACTTTTGTATGTTCCTAAACGTAAAAGACAGTGTGCATGGAGTAACACCTAGAATTGAACCAACCATGCGCCGTCGCAGTATCAACATCATTGGTGAGTTCAACGGCAATGGCAAGATGTGGAAAGTAAAAGAAATAAAGAACTAGTGTTTAGTTACGGAAAAATTGTGCAGAGTGAACGTTATAGTATAGGAAAAAGCAGCGGTGTTTTTATCAATGAAGACAGTGTAGTAAAAATATTCAATCTTAGAAGTAAGAGTATCAAACCTGCACGTGGTAGTTATGAACTGTGTTGGCAAAGAGAAACTGAATGTTTGCGTAGACTAAAAGGTTATCTACACTTCCCTCAACTTATTGAAGCATATGATGACCATCTTGGTTTAAAAATGACAAACACTGGTGAAAGTTTATTTGATACTTGGCAAGAACATAATCTTATGCTATACTTAGATCAAGTACATCGTATTGCTGACACACTAGAAGAACAACGTATACAGTACTTCTATCCCGGCATGGATCCGGGTAGCAAACACAAACAGTACACAAAGTTTCCGCTAAGTAACTTTACAATACAGGATGGAGAACTAAGTTTAATAGACTTTGAAATGGCTAATCCTGTAGACAGTTTGGCTGAAACAAAAATAAGTGATAGGTTAAGATTTCTATATAATCATTATAATCCAAATCACTTTAGGCAAGCACTTGTTAATGCCTTGGAAAATCCCGGAGAGTGTTACGAATCAGAATTAATGGCAAAAATTCCTAATAGAGAAAATTTTAAAGAAATTGCCAAACAAAATCCAAGAAAGGTATGGAAATCAATGACGACATTTACACAACCCAGCGACAAGGTCGTTAAGGAATGGAAAAAATATCAAAAACGCTATGGCATGGATGATGCTGTGGACAGAGTTGAACGTATGAAACTTGCAACTATTTGTAAACCAGAACACAAACTTGTTGATATTGGTTGTAATGATGGCTTTATTACAATGCTGGTTGCACCAATGGTTGCTAGTGCCACAGGAGTGGAACCATTTGTTGAACTACCTGATAAGACTGGAAATAAGCCAGACAATGTAAGTTGGTTCCGCAGTACATTCAATGACTTTGTAAACCAAAACACCAAGCAGTATGACATACTGCTAAGTCTGGCAGTTAGCATACAGTTGCGTGACTTTGGTGGATTGACAGAACAACAGATTGTAGATGCTTATTACAGTCTACTAGCACCAGGTGGTATCGTATGTCATGAAACACAAAAACTTGAAAATCGTCCAAACAACCAAGCACACACCGAAGCAATGCTCACAGCATTTAGAACAAAATTTGTACAAATAGATCATGGACAGGCAAGACCAAGTGGACAAAGAGAATACTATCATTTTCAAAAAGTTTAATAAACTATACATAAGATTAAGTAAAAAATCCAGTCACACAGATGTAATGGATTTAGAGTTTGATCTAGTTGACAGTGAATTTTTACCAAAGTGGATTGATTGTATGTTGTTGTCACAGCAACGACAAGATCCTATCAGTGAACCATGGGCATTTTATAATTTAAATGATCAATGGACAGAACAGTATACATTAGATTTTTTGAATGACAATATAGATGCTTGTAATAGGATACATCCTGGAATGTTTGATAAAAAAATATTTGATATCAATGATCAGGACACACTTAACTATTTGCATAGTATTTTTGAACTACACCATGGACAATTAGATGCTTGGCAACAAAATACTATTTTTGATGTTGAAAAAGGAAATCAACTAAGGCAGCATCTAAGTCACATAAATCAAACCATACATCGTTGTGAAGGGCAAGGCGGTACCCCGAAATTGCGTGTTGTATATTTTGATACTCCAAAGACAAAACGCTTCACAGCCGAAGATTATGAACTGTTTACAAACAATATTGACTTTGGAGGAGTTTACACATGTTATGCAGATGTTGGAAAAAATTTAGAAAGTCTTGCCATTGATGATGATGAACACCATCATGACTTTGTGCCTAACACACACTACAGTACAGATTTTTATGTAAAGTTCTGCAATGACAATGGTATAGAAAAAACAAAAGTTTATAAAAAATACTACAATGATAATCAAAGTTATTTTGATAATTTAGGATATGCAAACAATGACATTAGACTAACCACCGGAGCAATCAAACTTGCCCAATTGGTTTATGATAATGAGCAGGACGTTTTGCAACAAATAAGTAATTACAATTACATTCAATCAGTACAGATAATCTAGGAGGCCAAGATGGCATTTAACAACATAATGCAGTTAGCAACTGCTGAATTAGTAAAACGTGGTTGCTTCAACTCAGGTGCTACAGTTGTAGAATGGGGCAATCAACGTTTTAGATACAGTGAAGGATGGTTAAATGAATGTGAAAAGATATCAGGAAGAGTACATAGACGACCCACTAACTTTGTATGGGAATACTTTGAAGACCTCGGATTTAGTGAATATCTTGCTATTGACATTAACACTGAACTGCGTAGCATTGCTATGGATCTCAATTTCATCCTAAAAGACAAATACAACTACACAACACAGTTTGATTATGTAACAAACAACGGCACAGGTGAACACATCTTTGATCAACGCACAGTGTTTGAAAACATGCACAACCTATGCAAAGTAGGTGGCACTATGATTAACGTACTTCCTTTTGCACCCTGGTTTAATCATTGCTTTTACAGTTTTCATCCGCAGTTGTTCCGTGACATTGCTGCAGCAAATGGTTATGAATGGAAGTTTATGTGGTTGGCACAGAACACAGGCAAGTACGTTGACTGCCCTACAGACTTTGATAGTTGGAGTTACTATGAACAAAAGAAGCCTCGCACTCCTGTTAGTGATTTGGAAAAGCATTTTGATGCCCTTCATAATCGTGAAGGCAAAGTTCATAATGTTAGCATTGTTAGTGCGTACACTAAAACAAGTGATAAGCCGTTCCAAATCCCGTTCCAGGGACGATATGTGAATGACATTGTAGATGATCTCAAAGGTGAATACAGTGAAACTAACGTTGATGTGAGACAGAAGGATCACACCAGTGCGACTTATTAATGTTTGTAACTACCAATTACAAAATAGGTTTTATACACATTCCAAAATGTGGTGGGACCAGTATCTATCATGCATTTAGAGGAGGACTAAGAGGACCTAACAAACGCAACATTAAGGATCCATGGAGTCCATGGCCCGTTATGCGAGCGCACAGTACATACAAGGAGTTTAAAGCAGAAAGTACATTTCCTGGTCCTGAAACTTGGTTTACTATTGTAAGACATCCCTGTCAAAGATTTCACAGTTGGTATCATTACCAAATAGCCTGGGACAAAAAAAGATTAACTGGCGAGTTACCTACAAAAGGATTGGATCTAGAAACTTTCGAGCGGAGAATTAAAACACTAGAAGAACTTGGACTAAAAGGTACATTGCAAAATCTAGACACACTAAAGAATGACACAGGAATAAAACTTGCCAGGCATATTGAATATCCTATGTACAATTGGATTGCAAATTGCAAAAATATCAAAGTGTTCAAACTGGAAAAGATTGGTGCACTGTATGATTGGTTTGATGAAATAGGATGCACAGTAGAATTTACTCACAGCAAAAAAACTCCGCGGAGAAGTACCTGGCAAGATGAATTTGATGACGAAATGATAGAACTAATCAGCAAACGCTATGCAAAGGATTTTACTAAATTTGGATATTCTCTACTACAGTCCTAAACAAGGCAGCAAAGGTAATTGGGTAATGGACAGCATCAAACGTGGCTGGCCCAACTGTACACCTGGATATAGAAACGAACCTGCAATAGAACCCAGTCACTTTTGGGGTATGCTGTATAACGAACAAACCATACGTTATCTAACAACAAAAAAAGTTGATTGGTACTTTTGGGACATGCCCTATCA